TAAGGCCCACCTGCGGGTTGATACCAGCGACGATGACACCTACATCGGCACGCTGATCGCTGCGGCCCGTGAGTGGTGCGAAGAGTATCTCGACCGCACACTGGTGCATACGCAGTGGGTGATGCGGTTCGACACGTTCCCTCCGGACGGGACGCACGACATCGAACTGCCACGCCCGCCAATGGCTGCCGCTGGCACGGCCACGGCGGTGGCTCTGACGTTCACGTTTGAGAACGGCACTACGTCCACCTACTCGACGGCGAGCTACCGCGTGGACCGGGCCGGCACGCCTGGCACCGTGAAGACGCTCTACGGCCAGACGTGGCCGCCGCATCTGCGGGATGACAACGCCATCAGCGTTACGTGGTGGGGCGGGTACGGGGCGAGCGGCACGAGTGTGCCGGCGGCGATCCGGCACGCGATCCTGATGCTGGTGGGTCACTGGTACGACGGTGCCCGCAGCGGCGTTGTGATGGGCAGCATTTCCAAGGAAGTCGAGTTCGGCGTGAAGTCCCTGCTCGACTCGCAACGCTGGGGCTCTTACCGATGATCGACGCCGGCCGGCTCCGCGAGCGTGTCACGGTTCAGATTGCCAGCGGCACGACGAACGCCCTCGGCGAGCAGGTGCTTTCGTGGAGCAACTCGTCGGCCGTGTGGGCGAGCGTGGAAGGTGTGAGTGCCCGTGAGTCGCTGGGGCTGGGCCAGCAGGAGATCGGCGTCACGCATCGCGTGCGGATGCGTTACCTGCCGGGGCTGACGCAGAACATGCGGTTCGCCTGGCGGACCCGGACGCTAGAGATTGTCAGCCTGCTCGAGCGTGGCAACCGCAGCGAGCACGAGATCATCTGCCAGGAGACGATTCCCTAATGGCGAACGTCTTCGGCGGCGGCAGCGATAGGCCGCTGATCAAGTTGGCACTGGGCAAAGGCAAGAAGGCGAAAGCCTTGTTTGCGCTGGAGCCGCTTGAAGACGTGGCGGCCGAGCTCAAAAGGCTGCCGCGAGACATCAGCACGAAGTACCAATTGCGTGCGCTGAAGAAAGCGGCGAAGCCAGGCCAGGAAGCGTTGCGTAAGAACGTCGCCGCCCTTGGCGAAGTCACAGGCAACCTGCTGGCGAGCGTCAGCCAGGTGTCGCGGAAGTACACGAACAACAAGGCGAAGCTGCCAGTGGGCGTTGTCGTGGTGGGCTTTCGTCGCCCGGTGAACAGCAAGAGCCAGAAGGGTGCCACGCCAGCCTTCATCGGCGGCACAGTTCTTAAGGGGCCGAATCGGGCTTACCACTCGCACCTTGTCGAGTACGGCACGAAGCCCAGGTCTCCCGGCAAGTCCAAGCGAGTCAGCCGTCGCCGCGTGGTCTTGGGCGGCAGGATTCGCACGCTCACGGAGCGGGCAAAGGAGAAGCCTTCCGGTCGTGGCGTCCTGTCATCGTTCAAGACTCGCGGGCCGTTCTTCCGGCCTGGCGTCCGCCGCTACCCCGTGGACTTTATCGCCACCGGCACTGTTCGTGGAAGCCCGGCCCGTAGGCCGCTGACGCGGGCCTTTCAGTCCACGCAGAGCCAGATGCAGAGCATCTTAGACGTGGAGATGCGCAAGGCACTGACGGCAGCGATCCGTGCAACCCAGAAGAAATACGGAGACTTCGGCCTATGAAATCGCCAGAAGCCGTCCTGCGTACCGCCCTGGTCAGCAGCACGGCCGTCACGTCGCTCGTGAGTTCACGCATCTACCCGGTGCTCGCCCCGGCGTCGGCGTCACTGCCGTTTGTCACCTGGCGGCGTACCGGCATCCAGCGAGAGCAGACGCTGCGAAACCCGATGGGCATGCCCCGTGTCACCCTGGAATATCAGGTGTACGGCGTCACGTATGACCAGACCCGCGAGGTGGCAGACGCGATGCGTGTCGTTCTGGATGGATACGGTGGGCAGTCGGAAAATACGGTTGTGGATCAGGTGTCGTTGGAGAACGAATCCGACGACTTCGTTTCACTCGGTGGTGCCGAAATGCCACCGGCGTATCAGATCACGCAGACCTACGACATCCGCTGGCAGGAGAGCTGACGAATGGCCACGACCCCGCATTCCGGTTCCGGCACGACGTTTTCTTTCGCTGGCGTGAACTACACCGTCACGAGCATTACCTACACGATCGGTGCCACCGGCGGCGGGGCCGACAACATCGACATCTCGCACCTGGGCCAGACCACCGGGGCCAGCGTTCTTTCGATTGCTCGCCCGCTGATTGGAACGCAGGGCGGCGACACGGGCAAGAGCGTCAGCATCGAGTACATCGGCACCAGTGTCATCGCCCAGAACACGACGGGCACGCTGGCGATCACCGGCGGCATCAGCGTCTCGGCGACTGCGACCTGCAACTCGTCTTCTGTCACGCTGACGGTGAACGACGCCATCCGTGGTTCGGCCGAGTTCCAGTTGGCTTGAGCCACGGAGGGTTCCGTGGCCACGTACAGCACTGGGATCACGGCTACCTTCGGCAGCACTACGTTTACCGAGGTCACTGACCTTTCTTGGACGTACGGCGGTGCCTTGCCTAAAGGCCGCAGCGTTGCCTGGACCGACGATGTAGGCAGCGTGTCTCTCACGTGCCTCAGTACGGCCGGCATTACGACCGCCAGCTATGGGGTGCGGAACGATCTGACGATCACTGGCGGCGGTGCGAACTTGACGAGCAAGGCAGTCTATGAGGGCTTGAGCGTCGCGCCCGAGTTGAACGGCGTAACCCGTTACACCGTGACGTTCAAACTCCTCGACGGGTGAACCATGCCAGCGTTGACGCGAGATCAGATCGAGCAGGCCAGCGACGCCAAGATCATCAAGGTGCCGGCGTGGGGTGGCGAAGTGTGCGTGCGTTTGATGACCGTGGGCGACCGGGACAGCTACGAAGTGAAGCTGCTCGAGGCACAGTCCAAGGCCGTGCCGGTGATCCCCGACTTTCGCTCTGAGCTGCTCGCCCGCTGCCTGTGTGATGACAAGGGCGTGCTGCTGTTTCCCGGTGACGAAGGCGTGGCGGCCCTGCGTCGCAAGAGCGTCGATCAGATTCACGGATTGTGGAAGGCGGCACTGAAGCACAACGCATTGACCGAGGAGGAGATCGAGAAGCTGGCGGGGGAATGAACGCCAGGCCGAGCTTGCGATTCAAGTTCGACCTGGCCTCACACCTCAAGAAGACGGTAGCTGAAATCGACGCGATGGACTCCCGCGAGTTCTCGTACTGGATCGCCTACAGCCGATGGTTTCGCCCGCTGGATAACCCGTGGCTACAGACTGGAATGCTGGCAAGTTCAGTCCTGGCTCCCTACTGCAAAAACAAAGTCCCCGACGCTCAAGACTTCATCCCAATCGAAGGCCACGCCCCGCAGCACCCGACGCAGATTGCAGAGACGCTCAAGCAGATGGCGGCCGACCTCGGCCAAAAGTGAAACATGGCAACCCTTGGAATTGGATTTCAGTTGTCGGCATCTGCCGTGGGCATGGCCCAGGGCATCAACGCCGGCGTCGTGGAATTGCAGAAGCTGGGCTACGCCGCCAAGCAGACGGCCCGTGATGTTTCGACGCTGAAGACGCTGGAGATTTCCAAGGCGTTCATCAGCGGCATCTCTTCGATTGCCAACACGTTCCAGGCGTTCACGAGCGGTGCGCTCAACGCCATCGACAACACGCGGCAGCTGGCCGCGAGCCTGGGCGTTTCGTACCAAGAATTGCGGACGCTGCAGGTGGCGGCCGACTTGTCCGGTGCATCGAGCGAGGAACTTGCCAAGGCGTTCACCAGGGCGCAGGTGACGATCACGAACGCGGCTGGTGGTAGCAAGGAAGCCACGAAGGCCCTGTCGGCTCTTGGGCTGTCCGTGGATGACTTGGCCACACAGACGAGCACGCAGCAGTTCCAGGCGATTGCCACGGCCATCAACGGCATTGAGAACCCTGCCCAGCGTGCAGCTGCTGCCGTCGCCATCTTTGGCAAGAGCGGCGCGTTACTGCTGCCGACGTTCCGCGAGTTGCCCGAGAATCTGAAGACGGCCCAGACTTTCCTGGGCGGGTTCCGCGACGGCGTCAACGGCATCAACCCAGACAAGATTGACGCCATTGGCGATTCCTTCGGGCTCGCCGGCCAGGCGATGCAGGAGCTCGCCGGACGCATCCTGACGCAGTTGCAACCGGCCCTGACGCAAGGCACGGACAACTTCATTAAGTTCGTGCAGAGCATCGACGTACCGGCTGCGGCACGGACTCTAAGCACGCTGCTCGAAGACGTTGGCAACGCATTGGCGTTCGTTGGCCGCGTGGCAGTGCCGCTGGCCCAGAATCTGCTGCCAGCGATAGGCGGCTACTTGGCGTTCATCAACCGGCAGGCGATCGCGGGCGCTATCACTGGACTTGCTTCAGCGTTTGCGGCATCTGCTCGCGCGGCTCTTGGCTACAGCGCTGCTGCCGGTGCTGCCGCCACTTCAACTGTCGGGCTTGGCGTTGCTATTCGCGGGCTGCTTGCGTCCACTGGCATCGGGCTCTTGGTTGTCGGCCTGGGGCTAGCGGCAGGGGCGGCTCTTGAATGGGCTATCGCCAGCGATTCGGCTGGCGCAGATTCGGCTGCAGCCACTGCCGATGCCGAAGCCGCCATGAACCGGTTCCGCCAGGAAACCGACCGGGCCGGCGCCGCAGCCTTCAATCTTGGCGAAGAGGTGAAGAAGGCGCTGAAGGTGCCGGAGCAAATCAGCATTGACGAGTTCGCCCAAGGTGCATTGAACGAAGCCCGCTCGGCGATCGTGTCGCTAGCCAAGGAACTCGGCGGACTCGACAAGGTTCCTGCTGACGTGCTTGAGCGGTTCAACGGCATCCGCGACTACGCCGGCGAGATCACCGAAGAAGTGCTGAACCAGGGCCAGGCGTTGCGATTTGTGGATCAGAACTCGCAAGCGTTGATCGCCACGGTGCAGCGGTTGACTGAGGCTGAGAAGGCCAAGGCGGAAGCGGCGAAGGCATCGACTGAATCCGCACGCAAGGCGGCGGAAGAGTCTCGCAAGCGTGTCGCCGAGCTCGCGTCGCAAGGGCTCACCGCTGCCGAGTCATCTCGCGTCCAGTTGAACCGCGATCTGCTAGACATCGCCAACGAGCAGCAAGCCGCAGAGGAAGCGTTGCAAGCGGCACGCAAGGCCGGCGATGCTGCGGCTTTGTCGGCAGCCAACGAGCGTCTGCGTCTCGCCCAGGCTGCGACGGCCGAAGCCAAGGCACAGGATCGCCAGCGGCAGCTGGACGCTCTCGGCATTGACGAGAAGCTGCTCAAGCCTGCCACGACCATTGCGGATCAGTTCAAGGCCGTACGCAAGGCGTTCGACGCCAAGCTCATCGACGGCGGCGAAGCCCGACAGGCGTTACGGAATCTCGCCGCTGAAGGCGTGCAGATTCGCCAAGAGATCGCGGCTGAATTGAGCCGGCCGGCCCGCCAGGCGTTGCAGGTCAATGACATCCGGTCGCAGGAAGGCTTTGCCCAATACATGAATCTGACGATGGGCCGGGAAGATCCTGCCGTTGAGCAACGCCGCGAGCAACTCAACAAGCTCGAGCAGATCCGCCGCGAGTTGGCAAACGTCGGTGCTCGGCCTGTTGACATTCTCGGAGGTGCGTGATGGCAGTCATCTCCTACCGCGAAGTCATCCCACGCACCGCTTCGCACAAATTTGGCGAAGCCCCAACGGCTGAGCGCAAGTATGTCGTCACAGTCGATGAGCCGACGCCGACGCAAACGCTGATCAACGCGGTTGGCATTTCCCACGCCGCCGCTCACCCAGAGTTTGCGTATCTCAAGTGCCTCAACATTCAGGTCACGGAGACTGACAGGCACCACGCTGAGATCACCTACAGCTACGAGCTGCCGAAGCAGCAAAATCTTGACCCGAGTCCGCTGGCTAGGGCCGACGTGTGGTCGTTCTCCACTGGCGGTGCCCAGGTGCCGGCGCTGATTTACTACAGCGGCACCGGCAACGGCAGCAAGAAGCCGCTGCAGAACACTGCCTTGGATTTTTTCGAGGGGCTCACGACGCTCGAGGCAGAAGTCAGAGCGACGATTTCTGGCAACCGATCAGCATTTCCATTGGCCAATGCTGCCGCAGTCACAAATAGCGTGAACTCGTCCACTTACCTGGGCGGTGCCGCTCACACGTGGTTCTGCGCAGGCATCAGCGGACAGCAGGCCACCGAGGTCGTGAACGACACGGAGATTAGGTATTGGCAGATCAGTGTCGAGCTCGTCTACCGTGCCAGCGGCCACAACCTGCTGCTGCCGAATGTTGGGCTGAACTACCTGGAGAACGGCGAGCGTAAGCGTGCGTGGGTCTGGAACGAAGACAGGACCGAAAAGATTGCATCGGCTTCGCCACGTGCGTTAACGGCTAACGGTGGACTTAAGGCCGACGATCAAGAGCCTGACATCCTGACTCGCCGCGTCTATCCAGAAGCCAACTTTTCAACCTACTTCGGCACGCCGCCGTTCTGACGATGGCACAGAAACCAGACGGCAAAGGTGCAAAGACAGAGCGAGTGACATTCACTCGCCCGGCGGCAGAGCGTATTGCCAAGACCGTTCGCCGCGTTGAACAAGGCGACCGTGGGGCGGAGCCGCTGACATTTGATCGAGCGGGAGGAGGCTCGCAAACCAAGCAAATACGCGTCTGTACTTTCACCGGGTCGTGGAGCATCAACCAGACAAAAACCCTGACGTTCCAGGGTGTCACGGCGACCCCGAATACCGTAGTCGCCACGAATCAACTGTTCACAATCGGCGACGCCTGCGAAGAACAAGTCGCCTACATTGGCAAAGTTTCGTCGCCTGGGCCTGCCGGCGCTACGGCCGCATGGCATCTGCTTAACGTTCAGCACCACGAAACGGCTGTTTTCGTCTCCGTCACGTTGACCACGTCTGCCATCGAGTTCACTCGCATCCGAGCCTGGATTCCCTACCCCGGCGAGACGGCGACGCTCTCGCTGTCTATATCGACAGAAACCGCATGTTCGTAATCAACGGCGCGTTGGCCGTGTTCAACGGCCTGATCGTCAAAACATTTAGGTTCTGGTGCGAGTGCGTTCGCGGTGGCACTTGCTGCAACGGCGAATGCCACTGCGAAGAGGGGGAGTGCTGCAACGACGAGTGGAAAACGGAGCCTGGGTACTGCTGCGGCGACGAAATCTGGAGTCCTGAAAACGACCCAGACGCGCCATGCGAGGAGGGGTGGACGTTCCTGCGGTGGGGCGACAATCTTGAGTGCTGCGGGTGCGTGCCTCCGAATGTTTTGGACCCTGCACAGAACGGCGGCATCGAAGGAGCCGAAAACGTCGCGGCTGCCCTGTGCTGCCCTGCGTGCGACGACGCGATCGTGTTTCGTGACCAGTGGGGGGAGTGTCCTGGCCGGTGCTGCGAAGACGGCGTCTGCTCGAACAAGAAGCCCTCTGAATGCGCCGGGCAGTTTCTTGGCGGATGCTGCGATCTCGGGTGTCCGGTGCCGTGCTGTGACCCAGATGGGGAATCGTGTGAAGTCATTGACCAGCAGACGTGTACTGCGCCGCTCATTCGCGGCGTGGGCAACAGTTGCGACGAGGCCACATGCGTGGGGGCGTGTTGCGTCTATGACGAGGAAAACGGCTACGTCCTGCACGAGTCGTCGCCGACAACGAAGGCAAACTG